CCAAGGTGACGCTATGGCACATGGACAATGGCTTCGGGTTTGAGCGCCCGGTACTAGAAGAAATGCGCCCCGGAAATTGGTTGATGATCGGCGGCGGCTCAACGGTAGGGCTTCGGGCGGTCAACGTGGCCTATCTCATGGGAGCGCGTGAGTTTCATCTTTACGGCTTCGATAGCTGTTTTGTTGAAGGCGAGCATCATTGCTACGTCAATGCGGTGACAACCGATGATGACGAAGCCTTAAACGTTCCGATCTTCGTTGAAGGCCGGAAGTTCACTTGCGCCCCGTGGATGGTATCCCAAGCGCAAGAATACCAGCGGCTTGTTGACATGCTCCCGGACTGCACATTCCGCGTTCACGGGGACGGGTTGATAAGCTGGATTGCCAAACACCTAGACGCTAAAAAGGGGATTTTTCACCATGATGATTGATGCACAGGCTACCAATCGAGAACGCCCGCACGTTGCCGTCCTGCGGATTTGGACGGAATACGATGATGTTCCCGGCAAGCCGGGCGAGGTGACGGAATGTCACTGGATGGAATACGTTAAGAAGGGATCGAACGGCGCTTCGGTTACCGAGAAGGTTCGGCGCATCGAGAAGACCAATGCGGCCTTGTGGGAAGTCGTCGAAGGCTCCTATCGGGCTTGGCTGAAAGGCCAGGAAGACCCCGTTGATGGAACGCCCCTTGCGGCTTGGCCGGGCGTCAACCCGGCGCAGGCTGACCGGCTCAAGATGATCCACGTCCGCACGGTTGAAGATGTTGCCGCCCTGACCGAAGCTGACCTTGACCGGGTTGGCATGGGGGCGCGGGCTTTGCGCGACAAGGCGCGGTCGTTCATCGAGGCGAAGAAGGGTTCTTCGATTGTCGCGGAAGCGATGGCCGAAAAGGACCGGCAGATTGCCGAACTCATGCAGAACGTGGCGGATTTGACGGCTACGGTTAAGGACTTGGCCGAGAAGGCCGGTGTTACGGAAAAGCGCGGTCCCGGACGACCTCCGAAAGCCGCTTAACGGAAAGGGCGCGTAGATGTCGCTTCTCACGATCTGCCAAGACGCAGCCGATGAAATCGGCATTACGCGCCCATCCGCCGTTGCTGGTTCTCAGCAGCCGGAAGTCCAGAAGCTCTTTCGGTATGCGAAGAAGGAGGGCAAGGAACTTCTGAAACGCGGCTATTGGCAGGGTATCCGGCAAGAGCAGACGTTTACGAGCCTTGCCCAAGAAACGCAGACGGCGATGATCCCCGCTGACTTTGACCGCTTCGTGAATGAGACATTCTGGAACCGGACGCGCCGTCGCCCGCTGCTTGGCCCGGTTACGCCGCAGCAGTGGCAGAATTTGAAGGCTTGGACTTCCTCGCCCGTTCAGGACACATTTATCATTCGCGGCTCGGACGTTCTGATTGATCCCGCGCCGCCTGCGGGTGAAACGCTCGCGTTTGAGTACATCTCGTCCTATTACTGCACCGACAGCGGCGGAACTGCGCTTGCTGTTTGGACGGCTGATACTGACATTCCTCGCTTGCCTGAAGAGCTTTTCATCTTAGGCATCAAGTGGCGCTATCTGGAGGGGGAGGGCTTGCCGTTTGAGAACGCCTTGGCGAATTACGAAAGCCAAGTGCGGCAGGCATTGACGGGCGACACGGCCAAGCGCACGGTGAACATGGCGGCGCGTTCGCCTTATGGCTCGCCTCGCCCTGGTATCGTGGTTCCTGAAGGCGATTGGAGCATCTAGCCATGCCGACGCTTGCTGAAGCCCTGATGCAATACGGATATGATCCGAACATCACTGATCGTCCGGCGGTTCTGCCTGACTATCGCCCCGGCGTTGGTTTTGTCGCGCCTGAAATGGCGGTGGGGCTTGCGAAGGCGCTCATGCTTCCCGGCCATGCCATGAAGGGCGGGGAATACACATACCAAGACGCGGCAGAGGCGGCGTTGAACATCGGCGGCGTTGGGGGCGGCGTTGGCATGGGTGCAGCCCCTGCTGGGGCACTTGCGATGGGGGCAGCGAAAAAGGCGTCTAAATCCCTTCCGATGGATGAAGCCAGCCGCATGGCGCGGGCTGATGAAATGTTCCCTATTGACGCCTATCATGGGCGCGGGGGTGATTATATAGCGTTTGATAGAGCTTATTTAGGATCGAACACAGGGGCAGACGATTCTCTTAAAGGATTTTGGTTTGCACAAAGCCCAAAAGCGGCTTCGGATTTTGCATTTGACCATGATCTTCCCAATGTTATGCCTGTTCGATTGCACATGAAAAACCCCTATATCTTAACTCAGTCTAGATTATCTAAAAATTTTAATGGGGATATGTCTTCAGCCATAGAACATGCGTACAAGAAATCCCATGATGGCGTTATTGTTCGCAATGGAGAAGGCGACGGCGCTAATTATGTCGTATTCGACCCAGCTAACATCCGCTCCCGCTTTGCCAATTTCGATCCATCGCGCAGCAACGAAGCCGACTTGCTCGCGTCTAACGTCTCTCCGTTTTTGTCGGGTTTTAGCCTGTATGGGAATGAAGAATAATGGCAAAATCACCCTCCGTCTCCGCAGCATTGCCCGCGCCTGTTGGCGGCTGGGACACCCGCGAAGCCTTGGCGGATATGCCGTCTGATCGGGCGGTCATCCTCGATAACCTTTTCCCAACGACCGATAAGGTAATCCTTCGGCGCGGCTACGCTGAACACGCGACGGGCTTGGGCGCGGCGGTTGAAACGCTGCTCGAATACAACGCCATTGACGGCACGTATGAACTATTCGGTGCTGCGGGCGATAGCATTTTTGATGTGACGAGCGCGGGCGCTGTTGGCGCGGCGGTCGTGACGGGCAGGACTTCGGCGCGGTTTCAGCAAGTTCAGTTCGGCACGGCGGGCGGGCAGTTCTTATTTTGCTGCAACGGCGCGGATACGCCTCAGACGTACAATGGCAGCGCATGGGCTGATAGCACGATTTCCGGCCCGACGATTGCGAATCTCGCTTGGTGCAACATCCATCAGCGGCGCTTGTGGGTAGGCGAGAAGGAAAGCCTTGACGCTTGGTATCTTCCCGCCGTGACCATTGGCGGCGCTGCGACGAAGTTTTCACTCGCCGGGATCGCCTCGATGGGCGGCTATATCGCGGGAATGGGAACTTGGACACGCGACGGCGGAAGCGGCTCTGACGATGTCGCCGTGTTTCTGACCAGCGAGGGGCAGGCGATTGTCTATAGCGGGACTGATCCTTCGTCGGCGTCAACATGGTCAATGATTGGCGTCTTCAACATCGGCAAGCCAATCGGGAGGCGCTTCTTCAAGAAGGCCGGGTCCGACATGATTATCTTGACGCAAGACGGCGCGGTTCTTACATCGTCGATCTTGCCGGTTGACCGTTCACAAACTGAGAAATCGGCCATCACGCAGCAAATCAACAAGGCATTCAACGATAGCGTCCGTTCTTATGGAACGCTGTTCGGCTGGGAGCCTATGATTTATCCTCGCGGCCTGATGCTGTTCTTTAACATCCCGATTAGCACGACAGCGGCTTATCAGTACGTCTTCAACACGCTGACCCGTGCCCCTTGCCGCTTTACCGGCATTCCGGCGCAATGCTGGGGGCTGAAGGGCGACGATATTTTCTTCGGCTCGTCCGATGGCAGCGTGTATGAATTCGACACGGGCACGTCTGACAACGGCGCGAACATCAACTGGGACGGCTTGCAGGCGTTCAACTACTTCAAATCGCCCGGCACCATGAAGGCGTTTAAGCTTGCCGAACCGATCTTCGAGAGCGACGGAAATCCGAACGCTGCGCTTGACTTGTGCGTTGATTTCAAAATCCAGGCTCCGAGTGGCGTTTCATCGGCTTCGTACTCGACGGCTGGCCTATGGGATGTTGCCGTCTGGGATGCGGATTTATGGGGCGGCGATGCCGACATTTACCGGGGATGGCGCGGCGTTCGCGGCATTGGCCGGAGCGCGGCCCTTCGCATTCGCGGGCAGACGAATAACACCCGGCCCGCTTGGATCGCTACTAATTTTACCTATGTTCCCGGAGGACAACTCTAATGGCTGACGCAGGCGACGTTTCAAGCTCTGGGCTTGGCACTGGTTATGGCACCGATATTGGCGGTCTTGGAATAGGCGGCTTCAATGGCATCGGTGGCTATGGCGGGTTTACTGGACTTGGCGGAACGCCAGGAGCAGCGCCAGGTTCTATTGGTTCTGTTGGGCCGTCAACTGGTCCGTCAAGCGCCGCTAACCTTGGTGCGACACTTGCAGGATTGGCTCTTGGTCCTACGGCGGGCCTAGCTGCTCAAGGAATTGCATCGCTTTCCAATGTGGGGCAAGCAAACGCTGGGCTTGCTGCGTTTGGTCCTCCCGGAACGGCACAACTCGGCTTTACTGATTATATGTCAGACTTAGCTAATGGACTTACCTTCGGACTTGTCGGAACAGCGGCAGGGCAAACGGCGGCGGATAATGCATACGGCACGATGTCAGAAGCAGCTCAGGGTATGGGTCCGAATGCTGCGGGAAACATGGGCCTTGAGGGGATGGGCGGCTACGGCAGTATCGGTCATTCTTCGGATGCGGCGGCGGCTCCTTCTGCGCCGGGGGCAAGTTATGGCGCGTTTGGAGACTATGGAAGTCCAGACGGACAAGGCCCGGCTCCGGGATCAAACGATCTAGCCGTTGCATCAAACAACCCCGACGCGGTCACGGCGGCAGAGATGGGAAATCTTGGCGGTGACAGCGGCGGTGGAGCTGGCGGCGCTGGTTCCGTCATCTGCACTCAGCTTTTCAAGCAGGGGCTTTTACCGCGTGAGGTGTTCCGCGCCGATCAGGCTTATGGCGCAATGCTCATCAGAACTAGGCCGGAAGTCATGGCGGGCTATCACTTCTGGGCTATGCCGATTGTCCGCGCAATGAAGCGCCACCGTTGGATTGCCAAACTTGCCGCCCCTATCGTTCGTCCGTGGGCGCAACACATGGCGCACGAAATGGGCGCGAACTGCGCGGACAATGCTTTTGGGCGCGTTCTTATGTCGGCGTTCTTGCCGATTTGTGGATGGATTGGTAGGATGTTGACGCGGAAACCGATCACGCAGGCAATGGGGAAAGCCAAATGGATGATGTTCAATTCGTTGCGTTTATCAAAGACGTGACGCGAGGCAAAGACGTTGACATAAACAAGGCAATCGAGGATAGCGGCCTTGACAGCCTTGACCTAGTCGAAATCGTCTTTGCGCTTGAGGAAATGGGCTGCAATATCCCGCTCGATAAGCTCGATACCAGCGGGCTTAAGATTGCGGGCAACAAAACGACCGTCAAAGAGCTATTCCAATGCGTCGAGTGGCCATAACAGGAGCGGCGCTTGTCTCCCCTGTTTCATGGGAAGATATTGTCGCCGGACGCTCTGGGGTTCGCGCCTTTGAGTGGGAAGATTTGCAAATCAACAAAATGGCTTGGCTGGAGTATCCCGACGATG